GTTGACGTGAATAGCGTTAGTAAGCCGTTCACGGTTTCATTCTTCCGACCTCCGATCCTTAGGACGTTACCGCAGGCAAACCCTGTAACGGGCATCATCAAGAACGTCCCCCTCAACGTGTATAAATTCATTACACGCAAAGGGGCCGCCCCTGCTGTCAATCAGTCTATCATGGTGCCAAAAATCACCACGATTATTGAGTGCCCAGCGGGTGTCGATACCTATGAACCGGAAGAAATTCGCGCCATGTTCAGTTGCCATTTCGGAATTGGATGGGAACAAGCGAGTGGAATGTCGGTCACGGTGTTGACAGGTGTTCTGTGAGGGCGACAAAAGTGGTTCCATATGTCATCGTTGTTGCGTGCGTGCTTGCTATTATCGCACTCACGCCTTCGATGATCGTGGATCCACTCGCGAAAGCATTCGCCCAAATCAGGCAAAACGCCGCGAGATCCCAGGTTTCCGATGTCTCCTCGCAGAATACAGAGAATCCGTATCCGGAGGAAACGTTGGTACCGAAGGCCCCTAAGAAATAATCGGGGCATGGGTCTTTCTTGATTAAACCGTTATAATCATCGGGAGTTATCCTGTGAGTAAAAGTAACGTTCGTGGGCGTAATGAGGATCGACTTACGTCGTTCTTCAACACGCTGTTAGAAGAGCTTCTTGATAAGGGACCGCAGAATTTCGCGGTCTCTCGTCAGGTGCAACGCGCCCGTAAAAGGGCGCGCTTCCTTAGAGAAGATCTTCGGGGTGTCGCAATCGACGATTTCTTGTCGGTTAACGAAAGAGTTCGTGTTCTCCAACAGGAGAACCCTCCCTCTACCACCCTAGATCCTAGGATTATCGCAAACGCTCGTTATTTCATTACTACTGTTTTAGAGCGTTACACGAGTTCCTGGGACGAGATGGCTATACAACAGCCTCTCGAGATGTCTTACCTGTGGTCTAATTGGCGGTTCGGGCCCGGTGCCAGCAATGGCATCAAAGGTACGCACGCAGCCGAAAAGATACATCAGGGAATGACTTGCACCGCTCTGTGTGAGCCCTTGGTACTTAAACTGCGTAGTTTAAACCCTTACTTCGTGGCTAGAGATAGCCAACAAGGAGTTTCGGGAACTATGCGGGTTGAGGGCTCTCGACTAACAACTGTCCCGAAAAACGAGGACACTGAGCGTACAATCGCCATCGAACCTTCCGGTAATATGTGTCTGCAGCTTGCTGCAGGCTCATACCTGGAAGGAGCTCTTCGGCGTATCGGACTAGACATTCGCAACCAACAGCCTAAGAACGTGGCTATGGCCAAACGCGGATCGAGTGATGGGAGTGTTGCTACCCTTGACCTCAAATCCGCAAGCGATATGATTAGTATCGATCTTGTACGCGCCCTTATGCCGAGTGCATGGTTTGACCTGTTAATGAAGCTCAGGTCGCCCATGATTACAGTCAGGAGCGATGGTAAAGCTCTTGACGACGGCATACAAGTAGAGCTACATATGATCAGCACTATGGGGAATGGTTTTACTTTTCCCCTGATGACTATGCTGATCGTAGCTCTGATTTACGGTTTCCGTTGTACGCGTGGCGGTCCTACTTTATTTGTTGATTGGACCAACACTTGCGTGTTCGGGGATGATATTATTATCCCTACGCACGAGTATGACGGTTTCGTAGATGTCTTGACAAAGGCGGGACTTGTCGTTAATTTAGATAAGTCCTACAGTGACGGACATTTTCGCGAGTCTTGCGGTGGTGATTTTCTAAACGGGGTAGATGTTACTCCTTTCTATGTTAAATCACTCGCTGCGGAACCCGACGTTTATGTTGTGATCAATCAAGTGATGGATTGGTGTGCACGAGAGAATATCCTCCTGCATCGCACCATTTCGTTGCTTAGGTCGTTCATAGACGGCAAAGTCCACCTCGTACCCGAGTGGTTGAACCCCGACCAAGGGGTTCTGACTGCTGGGGTTCCGAGAAGATTTACCTACCTATCGCTAGAGCAAGTTAGGGCGAAGATTCCAAAAGAGTCTTTAGCTTTCGCTTTACCTCTAGCGTGTGGTGGGTATCTCTGCCCCTCACGGGGCGGGTCTGGTGAGAAAAACTGGAATAGACCCCAGTCAATTGATCCAGGCCCTATCTCGGTCGGCGACGAACTGTTCTACGTACCTAGGAGCAATAAACTGCCCAAAGTACGAGTTCGTCGGTCTAGGTTGCAGCAATGTTACCTAGACGGCTGGGATCCTGGTTACAGATCCCGGCACGATGCTTATTGGATAGCTTCACTTATCGCTATCCACATGAGCACCTAGAAGCAAGGGGGTTGATACTTGTGTGGGAATAACCACCCCACACTGGAGCTTAG